TTAATCTTGGCTTGTTGAAGTTGTATCTTTTAATGCTCATGTTATGCATCCTCTATGTCTATGGTTTGGATATCTTCTAAATGTTCCCATTCAACAGAGTCATTAATAATTGCATCATCAAGTTTAGACTCGACATCTTCCCAACTTTCCGCATAGATGTAAGTTTCCTCTCGGATAACCTTTTTTCTAATAACTCTAAATTCTTTTAATGTATCAGCGCTCATTAGATCACCTCCTTTTGCTTGGTAAATGTTAAAGTTCCGCTAGGGTCTGAATAGGTAAGCGTTGCATCATCTTTAAGGAAATGTAACTGGGCAATAAATTCATCATCTAGACCCCAATCATCCGAGTTGATGAGCGTATAGAGAGAAACCTTTTCTTTTGGTACTTCTCCATAACCATCAATCCAATCAACAAGGTATATCTTGCGCTCTTGTCTGATTCTCTTTTTGAGTTCATCAGCTGAACCTTGAAAGCGTTTATTTCCAAAATTAGTAATAATATTCATTAGATCACCTCCTTAGTCTCTTGAATTTGTTGTTCTGTTTTTGGGTTGTCATTTATCCATGAAATAACATCCTCAAAGTTGTCAGATGAAAATAAAAGTTCGTCACATCCGTAACAGTTATAAACATGAAATCTCGGCATTAATTTGTTTTTATATCCCATGATAAATTCTGCATGATCTTTTCTAATCTCTAGATCGTGAGAATCAATCCAAATAATGTAACCTTTATGATGGTCTTTATCAGATACAAAGCTAGGCAATTCATCATTGCCCCATGATGTATTTTCCCAAGTTGTAGGGATGTTTAAATCTTCGTAGTAATTAATCCAATTCATTACGCCACCTCGCTTGTGCAAGCATTGAAACCAACAACAAAGCCGAGCATTTCTTGTTTTGTCTCAAATCTTTGAATGTCTGACTCTGCTGAAGAATTAAATCTAATACTTATATTGTGGGTATGAAAAGAAACTCCCGCAATGTCTGACGCTTTATGTTGTTTGATTCCATTGCTTAAAATATATTTTGTAAATTCTGCGCATTGATGAGCGTAATAATATTTGTCATATCCTGTCAGCCTTACATAAATATTTTCTTTGTTGATCTTAAATTCAAGATCGCTTCTCTGTTGAAGATATCTAGAGCGTTGCTCTGAATCATATTTAGTATAGAAATCATCCGCTTTGATGATTGCTTCTATTTGGTTTAGTTTTGCTTTTAATTTATCCATTTTTACTCTCCTTTAATAAATGGGTTGCTTATACCACGAAAGCCGAGCATAAGACTCGGCGTTAAATCGTGGGGGGTTTTAGATAATCTCTCCCGTGGCTTGTCTAAATTTGACCTCGTCAAAATTTGGATTTTCTTGTTTAAAGAAATCACATAAGCCATTAATAAACTTATGCTTATCAATAACAAACATTGGATTATCTCTAACGATAGACATTCTCCCGTTATCCTTAATCAGTTCAGCTAGTTTTATAAAATGTTTTTTTGTCATTTTTACTCTCCTAAGTAATTTATATATCTCCTATTATGCATATAAAAACTTACTTGTACACATTATAAGCAACATTCTTTGTAAACAGATTAGGTGAATGCTCCAGGAATGCGATAATATAGGGGCATAAGGGAATTTAATTTAATCTAAATTAATTCGTAATAAATGGTATTTATTCGGAAAAATGACAGCAAAAACACCTAAAAAGAGAGGAAGAAAACCAATTGTTATTGATTATGAACAAGTAGAACATTTGGCATCTTTGAACCTTGGGATTATGGATATTTGCCGATCAATTGGGGTTGGTTGGGATACATTTAATAAACATAGGAACAAGAAAAATTCTGAATTGTCGGATGCATTGGCAAGAGGAAAGGCGAAAGGATTACAAAGAGCAACTTCTAAATTAGCCGAAAAAATAAACGAGGGCGATTTTCAAAGCATCCAGTTTTATCTTAAATCAGCAGATCGAGAACGCTGGGCAGAAAAACAAGAGCACACGCACACGCTAAACCTAAGCGATATTATCTCCAGCGCCAACGCGCGCATAATCGATCACAAGCCCGACGCGCTAGCGCACGACGCGCCCGCGCTCGACATCAAACAACTAAACAAGGCCTCGAAGTCATGAGAGCTTGCGCACGGGGTATTTATCTTCTCCCTTGTACCTACCCACGCGCAGAGCGCGCGAAGCTCATAGCGCCACTCTCAGCGCTTCTGATAGCGCGCTCACCTTTTGCGCGTGCGCGGATGATTAGTAAATGACCCCCCCCTTTAATTGTGCGCGGGTAGTATGTATATATATACTGATGAACTAATTTTTTTTAATTTTTTTTTAAATTTTTTTTATGAAATATAAAGCCGAAGACGAAAAAAGATTGATGACAGAGATATGGTCAGTCAATGTAAAAGACGATCCATTAAACTTTGTTAAGTTTGCTTTCCCTTGGGGAATGAAAGACACCCCCCTCGAAGACTTTAAAGGCCCGCGTAAGTGGCAGGAAAAAATTTTGCGAGAAATGACAATCCATATTGCTAGAAATGGCACTAGGGATTTACCAGAGATGTTTAGAATGGCTGTAGCTTCAGGTCGTGGTATTGGTAAATCTGCTTTGGTTTCATGGATTATTCTTTGGATGTTATCCACAAGACTAGGGGCTACCATCATAGTAACCGCTAACACCGAACAACAGCTTAGAAGTAGAACTTGGGCTGAACTTGGTAAATGGATGACTCTTGCAATCAACTCTCATTGGTTTCAAAAAACTGCAACCACAGTTAAACCAGCACCTTGGTTTCAAGAAGCGCTAGAGCGCGACCTCAAGATTGATACTGGTTATTACTACGCGCAGGCGCAACTATGGTCAGAAGAAAATCCAGATGCCTTTGCAGGTATTCACAGCTCCTACGGGGTCTGTTTAATCATGGATGAGGCTTCGGGTATACCTTCACCCATTTACAGCGTATCGGAGGGTTTCTTCTCTGAACCAACATCCAATCGTTACTGGTTTACTTTCTCCAACCCGCGCAGAAACACAGGCCCATTTTACGATTCCTTTAATAGCAAAAAGCGCTTTTGGCAGAATGTGCAAATCGACTCGCGCACTGTCGAAGGCACTGACCAAAAACTCTTCCAATCGATGATCGAGCAGTATGGCGAAGATTCTACTGTCGCGCGCGTGGAGGTCATGGGCGAGTTTCCAAGCGCAGACGATGATACTGTCATACCGCTTGACTTAGTGCGCGGTGCGGTAGAGCGCGATGTCACGCTCACCGCGAATGAACCCATTGTTTGGGGTTTAGATGTTGCCCGCTTCGGTGGCGATAACAGTGCGCTGTGCGTGCGCCAGGGAAACACTGTCTTAGAAATTAAATCATTTGCCTCCATGGACTTAATGCAACTTTGTGGTTTGGTTAAAAATCGCTACGATGATTCGACTGTCATGGAACAACCCCAAGAAATATTAGTTGATGTGATTGGACTTGGTGCGGGTGTGGTTGATCGACTGCGTGAGCAAAATTTACCAGTGCGCGGGGTGAATGTGGCAGAAGCTCCAAGTACCAAAAAGAACTATTTGAACTTGCGTGCTGAGTTATGGTTTGCGATAAAAGATTGGCTTGCGCAGCGTGATTGCCGACTTCCTAATGATGATGAGCTTGTCTCGGAATTGGCTGCGCCTCTCTATAAATATACCTCGACTGGAAAAATAAAGATAGAGTCAAAAGATGAAATGCGCAAAAGAGGAATAAAATCTCCCGACAAAGCAGATGCTTTGGCTTTGACCATGGCAAGTTCTGCGGCAAGTTTTAGTGGAAGCGAGAGTTATTTCGGTTATAATTTCAAAAAACCTTTAAAATCTCGAATCATTCGAGTGGGATAGTTTTACATGGCAAAAGATTACGAAGACAAAATGGAAGATGTGGTTAGTGCAGAAACTGACATGGAGCATCTTGCTGGTGTTATTAAATCAGAGATGGATGATGCAAAAGATTTCATTCATCAAGTGGGTGCAGAGCGAGCAGAATCTACAGAATATTATCTTGGTGAACAACCACAAGCACAATCTAGTATGCAGTCTGAATTTGTTTCGACTGATGTTAGAGACAGTGTACTCTTTATGTTGCCATCAATTATGCGTACATTCTTTGGTACTAAAAAGATTGTCGAATTTGTACCGCATGGCCCGGAAGATATCCAAGTTGCTGAGCAACAAACCAATTACGTTAATTACATCATTCAAGAAAAAAATCCCGGGTTCCAAGTTTTATATGATGCGTTTAAAGATGCTTTGGTTAGAAAGAGTGGTTTTGTTAAAGTTTTTTGGGATGATTCTATTTCAGCATCTACCAGCGAATACACAGACTTAGATCCGATGTCATATCAAGCCTTGGTACTTGATCCCAATGTTGAGATTGTTAAAGAATCAGCGACCATGGAAACCATTACACAAATGGATCCATTAAGCGGTGAAGAGGTAACACAAGAAATTCCTGTTAAATATGATTTAACGATTCGCAGAATTAAAGCTAAAGATCAAGTATGTATTGAATCAATACCACCGGAAGAGGTTTTAATTTCACGCAATGCTAGAGACTTAGAATCTGCATCTTATGTGGCCCACAGAATGATTAAATCTGTTTCTGACTTAGTTGCTATGGGTTATGACCAAGATGAGATTGAGCAATATGCAACACAAAGTTCTAGTGCGGTTGATCCGGAAGCATATGACGAGATAGAGGCAAGAAATCCATTTGACAACATGGTATACCCGGATCGAAATGATACTGGTGCGAAAGAAGTTTTATATGTTGAACATTATTTATTTTATGACTTCGATGGTGATGGCATCGATGAAAGAATTAGAGTTTGTACTGCCGGTGAAGGTGTTAATGTGTTGAATGTAGAGCAATGGGATGATCTTCCTATTACTATGTTCTGTCCAGATCCCGAACCACATACTGCAATCGGATCTTGTCCAGCAGATTATCTCAAGCCTATCCAGGCCGCAAAATCACAGATTATGCGAGATACTCTTGATTCATTAGGACATTCTATCTTTCCTCGTATGGCTGTCGTTGAAGGTCAAGTCAACATTGACGATGTACTCAATACAGATATTGGACAACCCATACGAGTTCGTGCCCCTGGGATGGTTCAACCTTTTACAGTACCCTTCGCTGGTAAAGAGGCTTTTCCTGTTCTTGGATACTTGGATGAGGCAAAAGAGAATAGGACTGGTGTGTCAAAAGCATCTGCCGGTTTAAATGCAGACGCTTTGCAATCAAGCACCAGTACAGCAGTATCCGCTACCATGTCAGGAGCACAAGGCCGAATAGAAATTATTTGCAGGCATTTTGCAGAGGGTGGACTTAAACAACTCTTTAAAGTTACCAACAATTTAATTATTAAGCATCAAAATGCAC